AAAAGTTCTATCAGTGTGGGATTTAGATGCTGCAAGTTGGAACGGATTTAACATGGATAACGTTGTTAGCGTTACTGAAATCGCGGAGTAATAATAATGAGTTGTGTTTATAAAGGTAGCGTGATTGAATCAGAACTTTCGAAAAATTCGAAAGGTGGAACGGAAATGATGCGTCAGCGCTTGATCGATAACATTGATCAAGCAGCTCTAGAAAACGTAGCTATTCATCTTTCCCGTCCAAGAGAAATTTTTGATGATGTTGCAAACATTCTTTGGTGTCATGATCTCGCAGAAGATCCAGAAAATAAGATTCTTCGTGATGGAGGCTGGCAAAAGTTTGACCACTTTGTTTTTGTTTCAAACTGGCAGCGTGACCAATACATTCTTCGTTTCGGTATTCCTTACTCGAAGTGTTCTGTAATCTATAACGCTGTAGAGAAACAATACGCACCAAAAGAAAAAGATATGTCGACTATTCGATTCGTCTATCACACGACGCCACATCGCGGTCTAGAACTTTTGGTTCCTATTTTCGATGCGTTGAGTAAAGAGTTCGACAACATTCATCTAGATGTTTTCTCTTCTTTCAAGATTTATGGTTGGGAGAGTCGTGATGAATCTTACTCAGGTCTTTTCAAGAACATCGACATGCATCCTAAGATGACGTATCATGGTGTGAAGAGTAACGAAGAAGTTCTCCAAGCTTTAGACAAAGCTCACATCTTCTTGTATCCAAACATTTGGAAAGAAACAAGCTGCATCGCTCTTATTGAAGCGATCAAGAGCCAGGTTCTATGTGTACACCCAAACTATGGTGCTCTACCTGAAACAGCACAAAACGCTACTATCATGTATGATTTCAATGAGGATCCACAAGCCCATGCAAACTATGCTTTCGCGGTCGCTAAGCAGATTCTAACTACTATGAATAATGACCCGAATTACTTTCATGGGTTCACATATTCAGATCGATTCAACTTGGCTAGAAACAACATTCAGTCTTTCAAAACAATGTGGACTGCTGTGTTGGCAAGGTTTCCAAAGTGAAAGACAACATCATAGAGTTTCCTAGATTGTTCGACAGCCCTCCTTTGACTCCCGAAGATGTTCAAGAAAAGCTTCTTCGATATAAAGAAAGTTATTCGACAGAGTTAGCTGAGATCATTTGGGAAAACGTCCTAGGTGAGATGGCTCGAGCCGGTTGCCACTTTGATGAAGATATTAACAAGTACTTCCCAAGTATGGTACTAATCTTCGAGGCAATCAAATCTCTACATCTCAAAACAATGGACGTCAACCACCCACTCCAAGACTTCGCTGAAAAGAATGTTCACGTTTTTGAGGCAGACGATCAACACGCAGTGGGCGGATTCAAAATAAGTGATGAAAATGATGAAAAAACAGTTGACATTGACAAGGAAATAGATTAAAATATACTCTGAATAATTTTTTGGAATAATATTATGGCTATTTTAGTTGACTACAACCAGGTGATGCTGGCGTCTCTATTCGCTGGCATCGGTAACCACACTGACATGGACGTTGATGAAAACCTTCTACGTCACATGTTCTTAAACTCTATTCGATTCAATCGAAAAAAGTTTCATAAAGAATACGGTGAGATCGTTCTTTGCGTCGATAATAAAGACGTTTGGAGGCGAGACTACTTTCCCTACTATAAAGCAAATCGTAAAAAGTCACGAGACGAATCTGATCTTGACTGGAATAAACTATTCGAGTCTATTCATCGAATTCGTGAGGAGATTACGAATTTCTTTCCTTATAAAGTCATCTACATCGAAAGGTGTGAAGCTGACGACATCATCGCTACGATCATTCATGAATATGGAACAGAACTCAACATGGGTTCTGAAAAATTCTTGATTCTTTCTGGCGACAAAGACTTCATTCAACTTCATCGCTACGCGAACGTCGATCAATATAACCCAGTTCAAAAGAAGTGGATTAGAAACGACAATCCTGATAAATATTTACAAGAACATATTCTAAAGGGTGATGTCGGTGACGGCGTTCCAAATATTCTTAGTTCTGATAATTGTTTGGCTCTTGGTGAGCGCCAACGACCAATGACTTCTAAGCGTATGGTTACGTTTATTAAGTCACCAGAAACTATGGATGAAGAAACACGTTTGCGTTTCAATCGTAACAAGAAAATGATTGATCTATCGCAAGTGCCCGAAGAATATAAAACCAAGATTCTTGAAGAATATAACTCAGAAAAAGAAATAGGTCGTGAACATCTATTTAACTTTTTCGTTAAGAAAAAACTTAAGAATCTAATTACAGACCTACAGGATTTTTAACATGATTAAAATTGCAATTGCTGATGTTATTAAAAAAGCAGCAGAGATGAAAAGCAAGAACGAAAAAGTAGAGTGGCTTAGAAAGAATGATGCAGTTCCGCTGCGAACAGTTCTAAGACTCGTATACGATACTGACATTGAGTTCTTGGTACCCGATACTCCACCACCGTGGAAAAAGAACAAGCTTCCAGATACTGACACTATGCTTTACCGAGAAGCTCGTAGACTTCGCATCTTCGTTAAGGGTGGAGGATACGACAACTTAAACCAAGTTAAAAGAGAATCATTATTCATTAGTCTCTTAGAAGACATCAACAACAACGATGCTGATCTTCTAGCTAATCACATGATTTCTCACACCCCTGTTAAGGGGCTAACCCGAAAAACTTTGGAAGAAGCATTTCCAAATCTTTTCACGTCGCCCATGCAATTAACCTAAAGGAAGTAATTTTCAGATGGCTAAGCGGTTTAAAAATTTCCGTAACGAACACTTTGATGATTGGGAGGATATTCGTAAAGAAGATCGTCGGAAAGAAAAACAGAAAGGCAAGCGTCGAGACAAAAGACATAATCGTCTCGATGAAAAGTTCAGAAACTTTAAAGATTTTAGAGATGATCATGACTATGAATAATAGTGGCATCTTAAATAAGATGATTCAAGAGATTAAGAATGTAGGTCTTCATGCTGCTTATGTCAGTATTGAAGAAGATCGAATCCAGAATCTACTTAATTATTGCCATTCTAATAATATCACCTGTAGCCTAGTAGACGAGTCTAAGTGGCCATGCCATAAAGAAAGCTACTACGTAGGTGATGAATCCGAACCAAAGAATTTACAGCTATTTTCTTTAAATTTTTAGTTGACATTTCCACGAAACTGTGGTATAATGGTTTCGTAATGATAAGGAAATGGAATAAAAATGAGAAATAAAGTGATACTAGTGGACTGTGATGGCGTCCTGCTCGATTGGGTATACTCTTTCGGACAGTGGATGAAGCGTCACGGATATGTTGAAGTTCGAGATGATACTTACAACATCGAAGAACGATATGGAATTCCCAGAGCGGAAGGTAAGAAACTAACTAGAATGTTTAATGAGTCTGCTTGGATTCGAAAACTACCTCCTTACCTAGACGCTATTAAGTATGTGAAAAAGCTACATCAGGATCATGGATATATCTTCCACGCAATTACTTCTTTAAGTAATGACGATTATGCTCAACACTTACGTACTAAAAATTTAATCGAATTGTTTGGTCCTACTGTATTTGAAAGGTACACTTACCTAGACACTGGAGCTGACAAGGACGAGGCTCTCAAGAAATACGAAGGTAGTGGTTGCGTTTGGGTTGAAGACAAACCAGAAAATGCTGACGAAGGTCTCAAATGTGGCCTAGATAGTGTGTTAATGAGTCACGCTCACAACGCAAACTATAATGGACAAGCCAAACGAGTTCACAACTGGAAAGAAATCTACGATTATATAGTCGGCTAAATATAAATAGCTATATAGAGACGAAATGGAATACTGATGCCAACATACAGTTTCAGAAACAAAGAAACCTCAGAAGAGTTCGATCTTATCCTTAAGATTTCCGAACGCGAAACTTTTCTTCAAGAAAATCCTCACCTCGAACAAATTCATACAGCAGCGCCAAGATGCATTGACTCGGCGCGGCTTGGTCGCATGAAACCCGACCAAGGTTTTCGTGATGTGTTAAAATCGATGAAGCAAAATAAAGCTTACACCGGTAATAAAATCAACGACTGGTCTTAGTAAGCGTTACGACGCATATTAGGCCTTTCGTATATAAGGAGGTTTTATATGTCGAGACAACGTCGTATGTCGCAGAAAGAAAAGCGCAGAAATGAGCGCGAGAAAAATGGAACATTAAATTCCAAGTTTAGTATGAGACCAATTAAACCTATCACATCAACACAAGAGGATATGTTCTATAATTATCAAGCTGGATATAATGTAGCTGCAATAGGAACTGCTGGAACGGGTAAAACAATGTGTGCGTTATACTTAGCACTACAAGATGTTTTACAATCAGAAGATTATGATCAAGTGGTAATTGTCCGTTCAGCGGTACAAACGAGAGAACAAGGCTTTATGCCAGGATCTCAAGCTCAAAAAGAAGCAGTCTATTCAGCACCTTATGTTGATATTACGTGTGATTTATTTGGTCGCGGTGACGCATGGGATATTATGAAACAGAAACACCAAGTGAAATTCATGACTTCTTCTTTCGTACGCGGATTGACGTTTGATAATTCTATCATAGTAGTCGATGAATGTCAGTCGATGACTTATCACGAACTTGACAGTATCATTACTAGAGTAGGTGAATCTTCTCGCATTATCTTCTGCGGAGATACGCGACAAGACGACTTGGCTGGTTCTAGAAATCGTAACGATGTTTCAGGATTAGCGAAGTTCTTAAAAGTGTTAGAAAAGATTCCTTCATTCAAAGTAGTAAACTTTGGAGTCGAGGACATTGTTCGCTCAGGCCTCGTAAAGGAATATATAATTGCAAAGGAGAAAATAGAAAGTAGACCTATTGCTTTCGCTCCAACTTATGCAGTAGCATAACTATAATGGGGGGCAGGGTGTCCCTTGTCTTAGGACTTGGGACACTTTTGCTTATTTAAATAATAGAAAGGAAAAATGAAAATGACAACACATGAACAAATCGTAGCACAGTATGAAGCTTATCTTAAAGAGCAAGCTTCATTTGAAGAGAAAGGCGTGAAAGCTGCTGCAGCTAGAGCAAGAAAAGCTCTGGGTGAAATTACTAAACTCGCAAAAACACGTCGTGCAGAAATTCAAGAAAAGAAAAATTCTTTGTAAACGATTATAGATAATTATATTATGGCAAAGTATGCTATTAAAGTTCCTTTCGGTTCCGAAGAAGATGATAAACTCTTCGTAACCGAAGGAGATACTAAATTTAAACTCAGAGTCAAGACGTTCGATAACGTTCAAGAAGCTCGATCACATGCAAATTCATGGGGTGAAGGAGCAATAGTCGTCGAACTCGATGACGATTACGAGATACTATTATGAGCACACAAGAAATACAAGACTATAAACTCAATTGGCTAAGAAAGAAGTGCTTTCAAGTTAAAGCACAATATGCCAAATTCGAAGAATATGATACTTGGTTAAACGATAACTTCGAAGAAAAAGAGTGGGAAAAATCAATTAATCAAGAAAAAGGCGAAGCAACATACTACTTCGAAAAATCACAAACAGCCGAAAAATTTCGTGAACAATTCTTAGGAGATTCGCGTACAGTAGATACCGGCCAGTAAAAAAGGAATACTATATTATGGCTTTTACCCATTATGATCATGGGATTGATCTTCCTCAACTTACGAGACAAACGACCGAGTCTGGTCGTAAATACTTTACTCCTACGGGAGAAGCATATCCTTCAGTCACTACCGTTCTAGGCATTCTAGGAAAGCGCGAGCTTATGGAATGGCGAAAGCGCGTAGGTGATGAAGAAGCAAATCGAATCTCACGACAAGCTGCTAATCGTGGTACCGCAGTACATAAACTTTGTGAAGACTATCTAGATAATAAAGAAGACTTCTCGAAAAAGCACATGCCTGCGAACATTCATATGTTCAATACCATGAAGCCGGTAATTGATACAAAAATAAATAATATATGGTTCCAAGAAGCTTTTCTCTACAGTGATGAGCTACGAACTGCAGGGCAGGTTGACTGTATCGCGGAATTCGAAGGCGAACTCTCAGTAGTAGATTTTAAAACTTCTCGTAGACCCAAAAGTGCAGATAAGATTCAAAACTACTTTATGCAAGTATCTTTTTATGCAAAAGCTTTTGAGGAACGTACTGGTACACCTATTCGTAAAGGTGTAGTACTAATAGGTGTAGATGAATCTGAACCACAGACATTTGTTATCGACACGCAAGAGTATTTAGAACACTTCAAAGCGGTAAGGGAGACGTATTCTGAGCTCTATGAAAAGAACAAGATACATAATAGTTGATCAAGACATGGGAGTATTCCTAGGAACTTATAATGGTTCAGATCTTGGTGCAAAAGATAACAGGGTGTACGCTTGCTTCGCAGCGCACAATCCTTTTGGATTAACGAATGCTTGTTCGTTCAGATCAGAAAATGCAGCTAACTACTTTATAAGAGACACGTTTCACCCGAATAGAAGAAAGGATATGAAAGCTCTTCCTGTAGAAACGAATTCTGATTTTCCTGACGCAGTAGAAATTATTAAGTCTGGATATGCTGACTACACATACGACATGATAGATTGTATGTTCGAAGATGCCAGTGACACTATTCACTAAACAGTTGACAATTGCATTGAGATAGTTTATAATAGCTGGTATATTTCGGGAAAAAAAGATATGGAAAACACTAAGCTTATCAATGACGCCCTTATGTTGGCGATTAAAGCTCACGGAAGTCAACGTCGTAAGTATACTGGCGAGCCCTATGTCATTCATCCGATTGGCGTATCCAAGATAGTTGAAACTGTCAAGCATACCTCTGAGATGGTAGCAGCTGCGCTTCTACACGATGTTGTAGAAGACACACCCGTAACTCTAAGAGAGATAAGGGAACAGTTCGGTCCTCTCGTAGCCGAGTACGTACACTACACGACGAACGTGTCAGAAAAGAATGATGGTAACCGTACATTCCGTAAGAAGATGGACGCTGACCATTTCGCTCTGGGCCCAGCTGAGTCTCAGACTATCAAGATAGCTGACTTAATTCATAACAGTGAGACTATCATCAAGTATGACCAAAAGTTCTTCCACTCGACCTACAAGCACGAGAAGAAGTACATGCTCGAGGTCCTGTCCAAAGCCGATCCGACCCTAGTGGCTCAAGCCACTTCGATCCTTCAGGCCAATTGGAATCCTGCTCAATAACATAAGTTATTGATTCTTATAGCAAAAAAACAATCCCTTTCGAAACAATAACTTATGTTCACAGTGGCATAAGTTATTGTTTTCTATTGCAAAAAAAATTTCAAAAAACAGTTGACATTTGCTTTCATGTAGTGTAGAATGGTACCATAAATTGATAAAGGAATGAATTTATGAAAGCACACGTATACTTCCAGAACAGCTACACCGGTGAATCCGTCAAGCGAGTCGCAGAGGTCGAGATCCCTGCAGGCATGATCACCGAAGAGGCTCTCGAGTTCGTCTACGGCCGACTGCAGAACATTCGTGGTTCTTGGTCGATGGGTCCTACCTTCGAGTTTGTGGGTCCGAAAAAGCGATGGGATTATCGTGGCGGTGAGCCTAACTACGACTACTCGGAAGCAGTGAAGTTCGTCGGTGAGTATCCTGAGCATTGCGACGGATCGCCGATGGGTGAGCGTTCCATGATGGTCGGTGATCTGGTCGTGATGGACGGTAAGACCTACGAAGTAGCGGTGTTCGGGTTCGAAGAGTATCAAGAAGAAAAAGTGGAGGAAGTATAATGTATAACAAGCGACATGGTGGTCCCTATGACCGTGGTTCCGCTGACAAGCACTACGGTCGTGAGTATGATCCGCACTACTACGTAGGCGATACCTACTCTAGTGCTCGAGTTGAGCTAGCTAACATGACTCCTGCTGAAATCGTAGAGTATACCGCTGGCTATCGTGACTGCACTACTTCAAAGGAGTGGTAATATGAATGTTCGTGATCATGCTTTGCAGCTAGTCGACGACGGTTTCGTAGACGAGAGGCAGATGCTCGTAGCAGCACTTAAGTTCATGAGCTCAGACGACGTAGCTGAGATGCTAGTCCTCAACGGGTTCGAGCCTGAAGACATGGACGCTGACTACGAATAATTTGAAAAAAAATTGCAAAAAACAGTTGACAATTGCTTTTTGATTTGGTATAATGGTCTAGTAAATTAAATTGATAAGGAATTTTTGTTATGGATTTTAAAGATATTTGCACCAAGGTAATGTTCGGTAACTACAGCAACGAACAGCTTAATGAACTGATTGAAGCCATTAAGTATCGTCGGTCTCGTCTGACTGCAGAGAAGAAAATGAACTTGTTTCCTGGTCTTCACGTGCAGTTCAAGTCGACTAAGACTGGAAACATTATCACTGGTGTAGTGGAAAAGGTGAATCGAAAGTACACCATCGTAAAAACTTCAGACGGCTCTTGGCGAGTTCCAGCTGTCATGTTAGAGTTAGCAGCTTAAAGGTACGACACAATGAAGAACTTGAAATCTTACTTTGACTTTTTGGATGCGGTTCGTGAGTCGGGCGCTATCAACATGTTCATGGCACCTCGAGTGCTTCAGGAAGAGTTCGGCTTGAGCAAAGCCGAATCTTTCGAGATCTTTAAAGCTTGGACTGAAGAGTTCAAAAGTTTTCAAAATGATTGAAAAAAACAGTTGACAATTGCGCTTTGATTTGGTATAATAGTCTAGTAAATTAAATTAATGGAGAAATTTTGTTATGGCACATATGATCGAAGAAATTAACGGCGTTGCTCAAATGGCTTACCGG